CTTCCAAGGTTCTTAATTGCAACTCTAGAAGTTTCAGATAATCCATACAAATCTTGAAGAGAATCAAATTCCCTCAAAACACCAGTTATTCTCATATTAACTTGCTTTGAGGTATCATTATCCTCATATCCATACACTACAGTTGGTGTATAGATGCTAGTAGCAGAAAGAATATCCTTAGTGGTTGTTGTAACTCCAATAAACTGGTTTACAGTCTTTTCAGTATAGTCTAATTTTTGATATGATGTCTCTGTAGTTAAACCAACATCAATAGTACCTGTTTGACCAAATCCTATAGTAGAATCAACTGTAACAACAGTTGCACCAAGTCCAACTTTACCAATTACTTGAGTTTTACCTGGAACAACAAATGTACCTTGAATTAAGTCTCTATCATCATATCCAATAAAGACAGATAGACGATAATAGTCGTCTCTAATCTGTACAACCTCTGAAATAGGTCCACTAGCAGCATTTACTAATGTATTATTAGGAACATCGTCCTGATAAAGAGTTTGACCAATCAGTTTAATCGGATCTCCAGAAATTAACTGAACAGCAAAAGACTCTCTTCTTAAATAGTTGGCATAAGAGGGTTTTATGAGGTATTTTTCAAGATCATTGATTTTTGGTTCTAAACCAAATAATGCTTTAAATAAAATCTTGAAAGATTCGTCAGTACCCTTAGATTCATATAAACTTCTTGCTTCTTTTATAAAATTATTAACATCTAAGTCAGGACTAAGAGGAACTCCTTCTAAACCAGGTGTATACTGTACTTTTAACTTTTCATAAAATTCTTTAAGGAATAAAGAACTCAAATTTTGAATATTTGCACCTGATGAATGAGAATCTGCTATTGATTCTGTAAATGTTAGATTTTTTGGATCATTTATCGCATGATATGTTGTAATTCCACTAAAACCTCTTACACAACCAGTAAAACTTGTTTCTGTTTTATCAGTATATGTAATAATCTCATTATCAATTTTTAAAAGACCCCATTTTTGAGGAAATCCTTTAGTATTACCACTAACAGTAATAATATCATCAGTAGTAGTAATACTAGAAGCAGTTGTTACTACACCAGAGATAACATCTTTGGTTAAATTATCAACCCTAATATATTTGTCAATGTTTTCGCCAATATCTACTACTCCACCCTGATATTCCTGAGAAATATAATATTGCTCTAAAAAATTCTCAAAAAGAGGATTTTCATTAATAGCAAATTCGGGAGCCTGATCAGAGACAACTTGATAAGTCTTAACTCTGTTAGATAAGGGGCTATAGGTTTCTATCATTCTTGTTTACTGTCTAGTAATTGTACCATTAGAGTAACTAGATGTGACCTTATACCCAATTCCAGAGATTTGTTGTCCAGAAGATATAGTGTCTCTCACAATATTTATCGTAGTATTTGACATGTCTAATTGAAGATACAAATCCTTCAATCCAATAATATCATTGGATTCTGGAAACGCTTGTATTTCAATAATACCCGAAGCAAGTGAGGATGATGTAATATTAATAGTATTAATCATTATTTCACCTTTTTCATAATCTACTGTTCCTGCAGAAGGAATAACAACAGGTGCATCTTCACCTGACAATTCAGTTATTTGAATAACAGCAAGATCACCTGTTTTTAAGTCTGCATGTGGTAAATCTGTAAAGTATAATGTATTACCATTATTAGAAATAGTAAATCCAGTAGATTTAATATTTTTACCTTTAGGATTTACATGAAATGAATTACCAAAGCATAATTCATACTGCGAAGATGCATTAAATATAGGTTTCAAATCTCTTCTCATCTTCAATTTAGTAATATTGGAAACAAATGCGCTATTGGATTCATCAATAATTTTCTGAACCTCAGAAAACTTAAATCTACCACCAAATGCATTTAAATTAGTAGATTTTCCATAATTTGTTAACGCATCACTCAATTGAGACTTCAATCCATTCGTATCACTAAAAATATTTGCATTATAATATGCATTAACATCCATTTCAACATAAAGAACCTTCAAATCAACGATTCTTTGATTAATCCCTGCAATAGAGTAACTTTTTAACCTATCTAAAATTTGTGTTTTACTAAAGTCAGACAAATAAGTGGAATTTCGAGGTTTAATGCTTAAAATAACTGTTCCATATTCAGGAGGATCTAGTTCTTCACCTCCAATGACGGAAACTGACTCTGCATCAGGGAATATACTCTGTACGATACCTTCGTAATCCCTTCCTGTAACCGCCCTGTACTGCGATGAATAGACTCTAGGTGCAATATACTTAATTGACTCTATATCTTCGATATCACCGCCTCCTTTAGCGGTCTGTACTGTTGTAATAGTTATGGTTTGTGATGCAGGAAGAGGATTTCCAGCATCATCTACAGAATCACCACTAAATGAGAAGAATTTTCCATCATTTCCTGCTTTTCCATCGGTAATAATGTAACTTACTTCAATAATATCACCATTATCGAGTTTTTTACCGAATAGTCCATCACCAAACATCAATTCATACTTCTCATCCTTAATTTCTTGAATAAGATAGATGTTTGACTTCTCATTAATACCTGTAATATTATCAATTCTCGAATATTCAAGACCAGAAGTGGATCCAGACTTCCTTACAAACACTCTAATCGAATCAGCATCAATAAATGAGTTATCTAATACAAATCTTTGGTCTAAACTACCACTAACTACGAAATTTTTCTTTAAAAGTGTACCTTGATATACTGTTATGTCTCTAAATTGCGCTGTTCTTGGTGGATTTACTAAAACATTGCTTCCAGCATCAATTGGACTAGTAACAGTTATATTATCTGGGATAGAAAATGTAAAAGAAGTGTTATTTTGTGCTCCTACACAGATTAATCCTTTGCGTAATCTAACGCTATTGCTATTTCCGTTGAATTTAAAATCAAAATTTATAATTGCTTGAGCAGATTTACGAGATCTTGGTACATATCCTATATTTCTTGCTAAAGATACGACATTTTCTCTTAGAGTTGCTGAATCCAAGAAGGATTCGTTGACAACCATGTTACTATTAAATGCTGTAATATAAGTATTGTACGCTAAAATGTCAATTAAGATAGAAATATTCGATCCTTCAAAGTCAAAATCAGTAAAATTACTGTTTGCTCTAAGATAAGAACGAATTTGTGCCTTAATTTGGTCAAAATCAAGGTTAGTAAACTTGGTTACGGGCATTTTTCTATCTAGTTGCCTCTAAGAGGAATGAAAATGATTGAGTAGAGTAGTCTTGACCTACAATTTCATATGATACAATAACTTCAAAAGCATTTCTATCTGGAAATGGGAACGCTTCAACGATAACATCAGCAATTCTGGGTTCCCAACTAGCTAGTTGGTCTTGAATTTGTCTTGCAATTACACTTCCAGTGGCAACATCAACAAAACCAAATAGAGAATCTGTTATATCTGTTCCAAGTGTGCTATAAAACCTCTCGTTTATACCAGTTTGCACTAGATTTTTTACAGAACGAGTGATGGCCCTCTCATTTTTAAGTACATTCAAATCACCAGTTACGGGATTTGGTACAAAATCAAGAGAAATATCTTTATAACCTCTGGATTTAGTCGCCATTAACAAGTTGGCATTACATATCAGGGTTATTTATACTCTATTTTCTCAATTCCAACGAGTGACTACTAATTCGATGCTATTATCATCCATTTCCCATTCTTCTGCTACCTGCCAACCATCTTCTTTTATCTGATTATGAATAGTCATCCTTGCATATTGTTGTGTGACTTTTTCAATAAACCTTTTTGGAGGAATAGGATGATCCCATGTTTGCAAATCTGCCACTAATTCATATACACCTGTTACTTCATTTAAACGAAATCCTATATCATTCCCTATAGCAACATCAACTTTTACCTTCTCATGATTGTGATCAATAGGGTTAATTAATAAATGATCCTCCTGCACATCGTACTGAAGGATCTCTAATGCTTCGAGCAAAGCGGGTTTTTTTGTTATCTTAGTCTTTATCGTACTAAAGTGTGACATTAGCAGCCTTCCGAGTCGTGTACATATTCTTCAATTGGTTCATTCTCATAATAAGCAGGACTAAATTCCCTAGTTAATACTGTTCCTAGTTCTGCTTCTACTTTATTAGTTATCTCTAAACATTGACTGCCAGTTACACCTGTTGTCTCTACCGATACTAAACCATCTTGTCTGATGGAATACTTAACCGTTTCCTGTTTTGACATAACTAAAAAAGCGAGTGTGTGTTATTTAGAACTGTTTAGGATGAGTTACTACATCACCATGTATTTCGCCAATATCATCAATGTGAGCATGATCTATCTTTTCAATATGCAAATGTTCTAGAGAATTAGCAATTCTTTCAAGAGCATTTGCAATACGATTAAACTCTTCACTCATGATGGGATTTTCTCCTATGATAAATTTGGATACACATTACAAGTAATATAAGGATAAAAACAATGATATCATCAATCACGGTTTACCAGTTCTTACCTGTGTCTCTAGTATAGCCTCTTTTATAACAGTTTTCAACTGCCTTAACTTTTTCTTACCGAGACCTGCTCTTGTATCGATCTTTACCTTTACCCAATATACTCCTGCTAATACTAACAGAAAGGGAATAGCATCTGCCCAAGAGATCTCATTCCATGCTTCTACTACATTCATCTTCCTTGTCCTCTATAAGGCTTACGAGCCGAGTTTCGGGCGGTAGCGGAAAATT